TAAACCAACGCACCACCACCGCCAGCAGCAGCCCATTTCATTCCGGTTGTTTCTGCACTATCTGCCGTTAAAACTGTTCCGTTTGCTCCAACTGCAAGGCGTGAAAATGTGTCTGCACCGGTACCACCGATCAAATCACCTTTTGCATCAATAGCCGTTGCCATTGAGTTTGTAATTGTTACGTCCCCCGATGTGCCACCGCCTGAAATTCCCGTTCCAGCCGTCACGCCTGTGATGTCTCCAGGATTGGCCGAAACCCATGTGAAATCCATGTCGGCATTTGTAGCCTTTGAAAGAATCTGGCCAGTTGTGCCGCCTAACAAATCGGCCATCGATGTTGCAACCGCTTGACCGAAAACTTCAAAATCGGCAGGCAGGTCCGTGACCAAATCTGTGTTCGTCGGCATTTGCCAGTTGAACGGGGTTGTTGGATTGCTCATGTTTTCTCCTTATGCTACGACTAGGGCATTTTCCCACGTGAGTGTGTTTGAAATGGTGTTCCATTGTTCCGACACGCTGACTTCTTCCCACTTCAATGCCTGGATGGAATAGGCCAACGGCGATAACAATGCCGTAACCGACAGGGTGTTGTACCCTGCCGAAAATTGCCAACCTTCAACAAAACCCAGATATTGCCCGGCGGTCATATTGTCCGGCAAATCTGCAATGCGCAGTGGCATTCCCATGAATATGTTGATCATCGAATCCCGGTCTACATCATCCAGTTCGGGGTTGGTCAATTCATAAGTGATCGATTGCATCATGGCCTGTGGAAATGCTCGTAATGTTAAATAAAATGCGGCCTGGGATTCCGCATCAACTTGATCGTGCAATGTGGTGGTAATGACCTGCGCCAGGCGTCCAAATACCGCCACCGACGTTAAATCCTCATCAGATACCTCACTGTTGGAATTTGCCCCGTATTTGATCGTTATATCATTTCGAACGTCACCGGATCGCGTTTGAATCTTAATTCCGCTGGCTAGGGCTTGATTTGCCGAAACGTCCACGTATCCGTTGGTTGCCAAATACTGGGTCCGGTGTGTGGAATCGGCGTATGAAATCTGTCCCTGGGCATTTTCGTAGATATAACCGAGCCCCGATGTGGCCAACGCCGAAACCAATGAATAAACATCGATGACGTCAGGTGATCTAGCTGCCAAATCATAATTGCCCGGGGTGTCTATCTCACCCAATCCGACGTTTTGAGCATCTGCCCACGTTTCAGTTGCAGGTGTGTAATTGCCCCACGTCAATGACGCCGGAACCTCTGACCAATTATTTATCAATAAATCCGTCAAAACTGTGGAAATTTGATTTCCGTCAAAATCACGATTCAAGCTGCTTGACCATAAGGCTTTCGGTAAACGTGCCAAGGCTCCCAGGGCAACGATTGAAATTACCTGGCTAATTGCTACCGATCCACCCTGGGCCACTTCAATGGAAACATCGGTGACTGACCCACCCCAAATTGGAACAAATGTTCCGGTTGAATCTTGAATTGAAATTCCCACCGAATCATTGATGTTGATTGAAACCTGGGACTGCGTGACATTGTAAATTGAAAGATTGCAATACCCGGCCTGGGCCTGCTCATAAATGTTTGTTCGACCACTGGTTGCCGTTAGATTTGCAAGAACGTAATTTTCATAGCTGATGCCATTGATGGTCACCTGCCAGATCGGATTCCAAATGGTCATGATGTGACCAACGCATTGGCACCGTTTGTCCCACGATAAAACGAATTGTTCAAAACGTTGATAATGGTTCGGGCCGTACCTTCAGGATCGATGGCACCGGATACGTTCAAATTAATGACCGTTCCTCCACCCATCGCATTGTTTGGAATGATCGATCCGTTTGATCTAGGCGTAAAAATCTCCGGGCCACGTTCGCCGACTAGGTATGACGTACCACCAGATACAGGTCCACCGTTGGCCCTACCGCCTCCAAATACCGTGTCGATTGCGCCGCCGATTGCCTGGGTGACTGGATTGTTCTTGATGAAATTAACAATGTTTTTGATTGCGTTGAATGCGCTATTGACCAATGAAACAAGGTTGGCAAATAGATCGATCACAATTCCGATGGCCGTGCCCAGCGTATTGAACGCAGCTCCTAGAATCTTGCCAATTACCGGTGCATAAACATCACGAACAAATGTGGCAATGGCCTTGAACAACGTGAACAATGGTGCCAATTTTTCGCGGTTTTCCTCGATCTTGCCTGTGACCTTTTCAAATGCAGATCGCAGCCCATCGATGATCGGTGTCAAATAACTTTGTAACGCTGGGATAACGTAATCCGTGATAAATGCCCAAATGGCCTGAAACGTTGGAATAACAAAATCCTTGATATATCCGGTCAATGTTTGAAACACCGGTGTAAGTTTCGGCCCTAATTCCTCAGCCAATTTTTGAATCGTTGGAATTACGTTATTGACGAAACCAGTGATCATCGGGGTAATTGCATCGAGTACGAATGATCCGACGGTTTCCTTACCTTCATTGAATGCAACCTTCAACCGATCCATTTTGCCGGCGAATGTGTCTGCCTTTTCAGCCGCCTGGCCTCCAAATGTTTCGGCCAATTTGGCGGTGATTTCCTCCATTGACATTGTTTTAAGTTCGGCGGCTGATAGTCCGATCCCTAATTTTGCCAACGATGCGGCGTTGCCTTCCTGGGCCTTCGCCATGGCGTTTGTGACGGCCTCTAATGACTTACCTGAACCAGCGGCCACATCGATGGCCACGGCCTGCAATTTCAATGCGGCATCGGAATCAGATGTTGCTCTCACCAGTCTTTCAAAACTGGGACGCAGCTCATCATCGGTGATGCCGGTCAACAATGATGTTTTTGTGATTTGAGATTCAACGGCGGCAATTTGTTTGTTAGTTGCACCGGTAACGTTCACCAGGGTTCCGGCTAACTTAGCCTGGGCCGCTTCATCCTCGATTGCGGCCTTTACGCCATCGACCAACAATTTGCCGGCATAAGCTGCGGCGGCTACTCCGGCGGCTGCAAATGCGGCACCGGCTACCTTGCCGAATTTTCCTAATTTATCGCCAAATGATGAGACTTCCTGGCTTCCTGAATTCAGGCTTTTCTTTAGATTGTCAACATCACCCAAAATGGAGAGTTTTAGCGTTCTTGATCCTTGACCGGCCATCACCACTCCTTCGCAATTTTACTGAATGAATTTTCCCATTCGTTGATGATATATGGTTGTTCGGCACGCAGGGTTGGATAAATAAACCAACCGCGTGATCCTCGACCTTCACGGCCTGACCACACTGGAAATTGCTTGAATCTATTTGATCCGAATTCCGATCCACCCCACAGGTCACGGGTAGTTGCACCACCGGAGAATTTCTGCGATACGAAACCAAATGAAATTTCGCCGATCTTGCTTGATTTGCTAACCCTTGAACCTTCGGCGATTCGGCTGGCTACATTGCTCGATTGTAGGCTTCCTGCCTTCGATGAGATTTTGCCCTGGAGATATTCGGCCAACGCACCGGAAACCAGTTTGGCTTCTTGCGTTGCCTGTTCGTCCATGGCCTTAAATGCACCAACAATTTTCCGCAGTTCGGCTTTATCGTAAGCAATAGCATCATCGGCCATTTCGCTGCTCCAATACTTCCAACGCGGTCAGAATCTTTTCGGCGGTGTCCCATTCGGACATGGGAATTTGCGTGGCAATCGCTAGTTCAATAACTAGCCGGCTGAGACTGCCTCGCTGGTGGCTTTTGGGTCTCCATCCTCGAATCTGACATCCGAAACGGTTTCCGTCCACACTTCAAATGGCTTGACCGGTTTTCCAGCGTTTTCACGTTTCATGGCGTTATAGGCCAAAAATAGCAAATCACTGATTCCGATTTCACTAGCCTGTTGAATTGTTTTGCCTGTTTTGTTTTCCCATTTCATCCATTCAGGTGGGGCAGCCACGTAGGTGGCCACCTCACCGGATTGGAATTCAATCGTGATTGCGGTTTTCATTCTCCCGATCTCCCTTAATTAGTCCAACGCCGGCGTGGTCACGCAGGTGAATGCTAGTGAGGCAGTTAGCGCATCAGGCGCAGTTCCACCCAATGATGGGAAAATTGGCTGCACGTTGAATGCGTATGCAACGCCTGCAACCGTAAAAACAACCGGCAATGCCGTGTTTGGTGTTGTTGCAGCTGCGTTCCACAATGCCTCGCATAGTGATGAGACTGCGCCAAAATCCTGCAACATTTCAACGTTGAATGTTCCCTGTGTGTCGGTGGTGTAGTACGCCTTACCGTCAAGGGTCTGATATGTGTTGATTGTTGATTCAATTTCAAGCGTTGCCGATGTTGCCTGAGCATCATAAGTATCACCATCGATGGTGAATGTGATGTCTCTACCGGTGATGATAGTTGTCATTTTTGCTCCTTAGTTGTTTTCCTGGGTGAAATAGGTTGACACGTTCAAATCTGCGACTAGCAAATTGGATGCACCAACCGAAATGATTGACGGCCTTTGGACATCGCCGACCACGTATCCTGGAGGCATTGCCCCCAAAATGCTAATGACCAGGGCTTCTAATTGATCTAATGCCCCGGAGTTACTGTTATTGGCAACCGCTGCGGTTACCACGAAATTGACCTTCACCTTTGTGACGGCCCCATTGATCAAGGTTGATTCAAGCCATGGCGAATCCGGGATGATTACACAAGCTGGTGGGATTACGGCCTCGGGTGCCACCGGGTAAACCGATGCAGCTACTCCGGCCAATGCCGTTGCAAGATCATTGCGAACGTCCAACAGGGTGGTCACTGGCATATTGAATCCACGTCATAGAACGCCGAAATCAGGCCGATCACTCTGTTTTGGAGACTGCGGCCCATGCGGTACGGCGTAGGCGCAAAATCAACGCCTTCAATTTGCCCACCTGGTGCCGTGATGCTTTGGAAAATTTCAACGGATACAATCAAAATCGCTTTGTTAACCGCCGGAACGGTTGCATATATTTCAGCGGCTGAGCCGCCATCGAGTGTGACCGTTCCCGCTGGAATCACCGGAGTGAGAATGCGATCAGCTTCATCGACCACGGCAGTGACTTCAAATGGTCGAACGGAATGATTGCTGACTGTGTACGGCCCATCAAGGCCGCCGCCAATTCCTGCGAGAACGATCCCCTGTCCCTCGACGAAATAA